ATACCGCCTAATAGTCTAACAAGCCATACCATAAGTTCTTGTTGTTGTGCTTCTTTTAGCAAACGAACTTGGTCGGCGGCATCTGCACGAACGCGATCAATTTCAGCTTTTTTCTCAGCTTCAATTTTTTCAATGGCTAAACGATTAGCTTCTTTAAGAGCAGCTTTTTCTTTTTCTTTTGTTACCACAAGAGCTTCAGCGTCATCTAACTGAGATTTTTGTGTTTCAGCCAAATCAATTGTAGCTTTATATTTGATATACAATTGGTCAACGGTCTTTTGTTTTTCATCAGCAACTTCTTTTTGAATTATAGCTTTTTCAGCATCATTCAATTTGTCTGTGCGCATCATAACTTCTTTTGAACGTAAGTGAGCAATGGTGGTATTGATGTCTACCTTTTTCTTTTCTTGAGTTACAAAATAGATACCATAGTTCAACTCTGCAATTTTGTCAAAGTTGTCTTGGTCTTTTGTCTTCAAGTCTTGATATGCTTGTTGCATTTCTGCTCTCTTTTTAGCATACTCTTCTTCCATTTGCTTTTTATCTTCTGCCGCTTTTTGTTCTACAGCAGCAGTCTTTTCCATTGCATCTTTTGTTGCTTGAGCAGCAACAACAGCGGCCACATTAGCTTCTACGTCTTTAGATGCACTCATTTCAGATTTTTTTCCAAAACTTGGCAAGCTTGGAACTTTTGGTACCAAACTGCAACCGGTGATTAATGATGTTAGAAGTAATAATGTGACTAGTTTTTTCATAATATTTATTATTTTGCGATCAATTGTTTTGAAGCTTTATCAAAACTTAATGTAATCTTGTTGTTGGATTGATTTAGTTTACCGTCGATTTCTAATTCTTTAGCAGCTTCAATCTTGTCATAAACAGATTGACCAATCTTTACATTTGGATCAAGAGCGTTTGGCAATTCAGACATAACTTCTTGTTCAATATATTTCTTGGCTGCTGGCCATGTGTTGTTAATAAAGTCATAATCTAGTTGAACAGATTTGCCGTCTGGCATAACTGCGGAAACAATCAATGGAACACTGGCTGTTGCTTGACCAGATACTGCTGGCTCTGCACCTTTCTTTGGACGACCCATTCCTGCAATGCCCTTTGGAACATATGGTCCTTTTGGAGCTTCTGTTGGTGTGCCGTCTGGAATAGATGGATGACCAGATACTACCCAGTTGCCAGGTGAAACTTCTTTTTTAAATTTTGATGATATTGCTCCAGCAGTGCGAGGCATTTCATTTATGCGAGATTGCTCAAGGGCTTCACGAACCATACCAAGGATTTCTTCTTTTAATGAAGCGCCTGTGGATGGAGTTGCTGGCTTTTTAACTACTGGCAATTTCTTGCCTTCTGCTTTTTCTTTTGGCTCCGAATTTGAAGTCAAACTCTTAGAAGTAGCAATGTCTTCTGTGTGTTCGGCTTTATCGGAGGTCTTCTTGAAACCGGACAAACCTTTGGTTTCAGCTAGACGCTGTGCTTTTACTTCGTGAATTTCTGTCACGATTGCTTTGATTAGTTGCTTTAGTTCTGATTTTTTCATAATATTAGTTTTTAAAATTATATTACCAAGCTCTGCACGACCAATATTTTGCCGATGTTCTTGGACCTGGATTTGCACAATTATGTCTAGCTCTAAAACTCTTGCGACGTTTTGGATTACTCTTTTTGATACGCATGTTTTTGTCACCAAAATTAACTTTGACTACATTGCCTTTTGCATTCTTAACAAAAACTTTTGACTTTTTTACATCGCCCCTCATAGGAACGCCAAGTTTAACTTTACGACCATGATATTCTGCTTCTTCAACGACACCGGTATATTTCATGTCGCCGTAAATTTCATAGAATTCATCACCTTCGCATGTATGTTCATCACCTTCTGGAATCATTTCTAGATTAGTTTTGCGATAGCATTCTTCCCAAACTTCGTTTGTTCCTTCTTGCATCGCAGCTTCATAACATTCCCAGCATTCATCTTGCATTTGGGACTGTTCGTTCCATACTTCGTCTACAACTTCTTTTATTATATTTTTTAGTTCGTCTTTTTTCATAATAGATTCCTCGTGTTTTTTACGACCTTGGCAATGTGCCTTTTGGCTAAATCCTTTTGGATGACTGCAATCAATACTACGTTTATATTTTTTGCTCCATTTTTCATCAAGTTCTTCGTTTTCTTGTGGTTCTTCAGCTTCGTTTTTAACGCAGTTTGGATATTTTTTACCAAACATAGTTTTCATGCCATCTTTGTGATAGCCTTTCCAACATGCTTCATCAACTTCTTCAAATCCTTCTGATTTAGTTCCCCAATTCTTTGCTCCTTTTTTACGACACTTAACAAGTGCTCCAGAAGCATATGCGCTCGGCCACACAGAATAACGTGATTTGACTTTGTAGTAGCAAGCATCTTTCTTTTCGTTCATCAATGTTTCTGATACAAGTTCACCTCCGCAAATTGGACATATATGGTTTTCCATGATAGTATCTTCCGTTTTTACATTATGTGCTTTGCCGCTGCGATCTGGATTTGGATCTTCACGACGTTTTCTACTAGCAGAGGTTGCTCTAGCTTTCTTACCCATAGCTTGTGCAGATTTTAACGGACGGCACTTTGGTTTACCTTCACTTGATTTTTCTCTAGCACACGAACCACGGATTTTTCCATCTGGTCCAAATCTTACCCATTTTTCCTTAAACCATTTATGAAGATTTTCATCCATTTCTTCAATTTGATTGATAATGTCGTCGTTCATATTATTTGTATATATTAGCGTTGCCAGTACCCATTACGACGAGATTCTTCTGTGTCTAAAAATTGTTCAAGGGTAGCATCAGAAAGTTTTTTAAGTATAGATGCATCTTGAACTTGTATAGGATTTCCTGAACTCATATCAAATGCTTCAATATTTTCTACTTTATAAGGAACTTCGGCAATATAATCTTGGCCAATGTCTGTACGAGGATCATGTCTGTGTGCAACTGCATCTTCGTGCCATTCAAATTTAGCATCAACTGAATATAACTTACCAGCCATATTTACATCATATTCTTCAACATCCCAAACTTTATTAAGTACTTCGTTAACTACTTCAATAATCAATTTTTTTAGTTCTGATTTCTTCATAGTGTTTAACCTCTGTCTTTGATGCCGTTAATCTTATCTATAATTTGACCTTGTTTCTTTGAGAATGAGGCTTTCTTTCTTTCCAATCCTTCTACTTTTCTTTGAACTGGTGCTCGTAGTTTAATAATATCCGAGTCAATCTTAGCAATTTCGTTTTTCATTTTATCTAACGCGGACTGGTATACAGCCAGAGATTTCTTGTCCGCATCACTTAATCCATCATCCGATGATTGTGTGTCTGCAATAGCATTTGCTCCAACTTCTCCAATTTCTTGAAGTTTCTTTTTAACAATAGAATGCACGATTTCTCGTAGTTGTGAGCGTTTCATAAAATTTTTATTTACCGTGCATCTTTAGTAATTGATCAGCAAGTTTTTTTATTTCGTTTGCATGATTAACTTCTTTCTTTTCAGCAGGATCACTCATATCTGTTTCGCCACCAGCTTCATCTAATTGACCATGCATTTTTAAGAATGCATCAACATGTTTTTTCATTTTCTTTACAATTCCAACTTCTTTCTTTTCTTCTGGATTACTCATGTCTGTTTCGTCATGCTCTGCTAATTTTGCAGTTGGCACAAAATCAATACCGTTTTCTTGTGATAGTTCATCTACTAAAGAATCTACTTCACCTGTTGGACCTGAAATCTTGAATTCATAATACTTGGTTCTTTCATCGTCCCAAACATTACCATACTTAGCATTTCCCATCCATTCCATTTTAACACCGTGTTTTTCAACAATTGCTGCAATTTCATCACCGGTCATTGGATAAACTGTATTATCAACATGAGCAATATATGCAACGTTCATACCAGATACATCTTCATTCATTCCTTTAGCTTCCCAAGCAGCCCACATTTCATTTACTTTAGCATGACCTTTTTTCTTAGCATTATGCATCTTCCACATAGTAGCATAAGCTATTGGTGGATTATCCTTATACTGTGCCAATAATTTCTTTTCTAATGCCGGTGGGAAATCAGGTGGAGCTGATTCTTGTAGATTGCCTTCGGCGACTCCAAGTCCAATAGCTTCTGTGACAATCTGTTTAATTAGTTTCTTTAGTTCTGATTTCTTCATGGTGTTTTTATATTTTTTAGAATGTATATATAAATATAAACTACTATATAAAAAACTTATAAGTTATAAACAATGTTAACTTTGTTTGTTAAGGTTATTTTCAGGAAAGTCCGGGGATTGTAACCACAAAGTTGAATAGCTGTCAAGCCATAATAACATAAAAGTGTGTATTTGTTGTTATTATATTAAATTCATCTCATATTTGAGATTTCCACAGTCCCAGATACGATTATAACCATTGTTTTGCATATTCTGCCACTCGGTTAAAATAGCATCAAATATAGGCAATTTTGATTTTAATACTTGTTTTCTAAAACCAAATCTGTGGTATTTATTATAATATCCATTTTTAAAATACCAATAATTTGGTGGAGATATATGCGCCAGCTTCATTCCTATTGAACTGTATATATTTTTGTGTATATATGTAAATCGACGATCTGCATAACTTATTATTTTTTTAGGACTGTGCTCAGATATAAACACTTTTAAAAACTTTGAAACTATTCCAACTATAGGAATTGAAGTTGCAAATCTAACCAACTCATAGGTATCTTGATTGGAGTTTTTAATGCCAAGTGCTGCTCGTTCTTTTCCGAATGTAATAACCGCCACCAGATCTTTATTATAAAATGCGCCATATCGTATGGACGATATATCTTTTCCTTGTATATGATATGCATCAAGGAATTTATCCTTTTCGGCATTTGATATTTTAGATATAACCAATTCTCGCGCACCTATTCTTTTCTCAGATATAAAATGTGAACGTAATTTTTGTTTTACTATTTCTTTTTTATTTTTCCACTCATCTTCAAATATATGAATTAGATGTATATCATTTGCCTCACACTCTATAGTTTTAAGTAAATGATATTTTTTTGATTTTCCTGCCATTTCCGAATGCCAATATAATCCGTTAAATTCAATAGCAATTTTCTTTGATGGAATGTATATATCAAGCTCTAAGCCGGATGGTAAAATCTCTTTGCTATTTTCAACTATAGATTCGCTAGTAATGGATTTTATATAATCTACTATTTCTTTTTCCGCGATAGATGTTTTTTCATATTCTATTGGATTGCACTTTAGGCAACGAGGAAGATGTCCACCGTCTATATGGTCTGAAAATATATCTCCGCACGACTTGCATTCAAACTTATATAAATTGATTTTATCTGTGTTGATATACTCTTCTTTTGTAAATAAAGGAATATATCCAGCATTCAGTTTGTGTTCATTTAATAATTTATCGTAAAAAGAATCAATAAATTTTTTACGCTTTGTTTCTTTGACATGTAACATTTTACTTGGATGTTCCGCGCCGTATCTATCAAGATTCGTCTTTTTTATTTTTTCTCTAATACCGGCAGATTGAAATGGATTTTCCACACCATTATTAAGCAAGCAAGTTTTTTTCTTTTTATCTTTTATGTCGCTGCGTTGAGATACATGTTCTACTCCATACAATTTAATATTATTTAATTTTGTTTTTTCTATCATTTCATTTGACTGAAACGACCAATCTACGCCAAACTTTTTTTGATTTGTTTCTTGTATCTTTTTTAATACCTCTTCACTCTTTGATGCATTGTCTACTCCATATTTACTTAAACAAGTAAGTTTAGCTTTTTCTGAGTTTACATATGTTTCACTTCCATACTTTTCTAATTTTGTCTTTTTAATCTTAGCAATTCTTTCTGGATTTCTTGCTACATATATTCCGCTACATTTTGCAGAACAAGTTTTCTGTTCACGTTTTATCAATGACCAGAACATCGCATTACAAATTTGACAATTGGTTTTGTGCCAAAATTTTAAATTTTTTTGCATACCAACATTATGGCTATTTTTATCTATGTTGTCAATTTCTATATTTTTGAGCATAAAAAAACTCTATGCATATAAATAGCACAGAGTTTTGAGAAAGCGTGACCGCTTGAGATATTACATCAAAATTGGAGTATAGCGTAATCGTAAGTAAGCGTCATGTTAATAAGCAACGCTTCTTGTGAAGACCAATCAAGACCAGAACCGTTGAAGTCAACAGTTGATGGAAATGCGCCCTTCAATTGCCATTCTTCAACTTTGTCGCCTACCGGACCAAGAACGTTGATAGTAACGTCTTTCTTGTAGAAATCAGCATACCCGTTACGACCAGTAACAGATTCGTGAGCTAAACGTACCCACTCCATACAAGCTTGTGCAGCAGATGGAACGATTGGGTCATATAGTGTGATGGCAACGTCGGCCCATTCACTCTTACCTTTTAGCTTGCGCTTCAAGTTGATATGGTCCAATGTGATGGTACCGTTGGTGATAGACGGACGAGCAGCGGCTTTAATTAAGTAAGCTGGGATGCCGTCGATGTTCATGATGAAACGGTTTTGAACTTTTGGTTCATAAGCCGTAAAGAATATTTGATTTGCTTCTAGTAGGTCTGCCATATTATATTTCTCCGATTATTTTGTTTATAGTGAATCTTAACGTATAATAAATAAATAGCTGTCAATGAAATTTTTTCTTTACATATAAGATATATAATCATATACTGCATACGAACTAAAATATATTTATGTCTCGCCCTAAAGTTAATCCTGAAACTGCCTTGTTGTTATGTAAAACATGCAATGCGCCGTTTAATGTAAAGTGGCAAAAACGTAATATACAAAAATATTGTTGTAGATCTTGTGCGAATAAAGATCCAGAGGTGCTATCAAAAATGATACAATCTCAAAAAGAAACTTCATTGCTTAAATATGGTGTAGAGCATCCTATGCAAAAAGAAAGTGTAGTAGAAAATTTCAAGACTAGTATGAAAGCAAAGTATGGTAAAGAGTTTGCTCAACAAGTAAAATCTATCAACGACAAATCTAAGCATACTAACATGCTCAACTATGGAGTAGAATGCGTGTTGCAGAAAGATAGTCCACTTAGAGAAAAGATAATAGAAAGTTGGATAGAAAAGTATGGAGTGGATAATCCTGGTAAATCTCGCGAAGTTATAGAACGCAGAAGTAAAGTTAAACAAGAAAATCATTATGAAAAACTTTGTTTATATTTTAGCGAGCAGCAAATAGAATGGCTAATAAAGCCAGAAGAATATGATGGCTATCATTTCTCTAAAAGATACAATTTCAAATGCAAGAAGTGTAACACAGGATTTGACTCAACAGTGTATGTACCTACAGATGTGTTTTGTGAGTTGTGCCATCCAGAAAAAAAGATTACTGCCGAAACATCCTTACATGATTTTTTATCAACTGAACTAAATGGTAAAACAATATCTAGACATAATCGTATTGTATTAGAAGGCAAAGAACTTGATTTTTATATACCGGAATTAAACTTTGCGATTGAATATAATGGATTATATTGGCACCGTGAAGGGCAAGTGAGAATGAGTAAAAACTATCATTTGGATAAAACAGTAAAGTGTGCCGACAAGAACATTCGACTTATTCATATTTTTGAGAATGAATGGAGGCATAAAACCAACATTGTTAAATCTATCATTCGCCAATCTATCGGCAGTTCTATGGTCAAAATATACGGCAGAGAGTGTGAAATAAGAAAGGTTGATAAGAAAACTAAACGAGAATTCTTAAACACTTGTCATATACAAGGTGACGACCGTTGTAGTGTAGCATATGGATTATATTACAAAGATTCACTTGTAAGCCTTATGACATTCTGCAAAAGCAGATTTGATAAGAAAATAGAATGGGAAATATCCAGATTTTGTAATTCACTAAATACAAGAATACTTGGAGGAGCCAGCAAACTATTTAGTATATTCTTGGCGGATTATAAACCAAAAAGCGTTGTTAGCTACTCTGACAGAAGATTTTTTACAGGAGACATATACAGCAAACTTGGTATGGAGTTTGTAGGTAATACTGCTCAAGGTTATCATTATGTATCACCGGACTTTAGTACATTATTCAATCGTCAGATGTTCCAAAAATCAAAATTAAAAAACAAACTACAAAAGTTTGACGATTCATTATCTGAATGGGAAAATATGAAAGCCAATGGATTTGATCGCATTTGGGACTGCGGGCATAGCAAATGGATATGGGTTGACAAAACAAGTTTAGAAACATTTAAAGTTTCTCGATAAAGCATTCTAGTTCGTCTTTTGAACTAAAACGAAATGCTGATTTTTGTGACATAACATTTTTGTTGTTTTTGTCAAACATATGAGACATTGTTCGTTTCCTGCTATCGTGCATTTTTTTCTCTAAAGTTTCGCGATAATCTTGAACGGTTGATTTATACCACTGTCCTTTGGTAGCTAGTATTTGATGTGGTTTTAAGTGTTCACCTAGATGATGCCATAGTTCACCTTCGTATGTAAAAATGCGCGGAGATGGTTTTGTTACTAAAACAAATTTAGGCAGGTTCAACAATTTCCATTTAGCTTCAAACCCGTCATAATCAAGATCGTCATTTTGTTTTAAGAATTCATTGTATTCACTAGATTCTATTGACCAAAATTTGTTTCTGTCACAATAAACAGACTCGTATTCAGGATGCAAGTCGGTAATAATATTATTTTTGTTGTCGCGAACATACACAAACTTTGCGCCAGTCACTTTTGGATTTTTTGTACAATCTGCTCCAAGTAAAAACATTTCATAGTGTGGCCACACAAAGCAGTAAAATCCACGAGTTGCCGGTGGAGAATGAAAATCATCAGACACAGATTTGTAACCGCTTTGGTTAACAGAACTTAGTCCACCAAATCGTGCAAATTTAAGCTTGCTTGTTTTGCTTATGTCGTATTTTGCCATACACAAGCAGAGTTGCACAAATATTATAAAATGTCAAGCAAATCGCTTTAATCTTTTATTTTAACGCCAAAATCTTTTTCAAATTGTTTTGGCGCTGCTTTGTAACTATTTGCTGTTTCATCTTTTGCATCTTGTAGATACTGCCAGTTGAAACTTAATACATCAGGTACTTTAAATCCAAAAAACTTCAATACTTGTTTTTGAATATCAACAACCGACGATCCATTCCAATTTTGTCCAATTAAAACCAGTCCCGCTTCTTTATCCGCAATAATATTATCTTCTTTAAGAGTACTATGACGGTTTTCTAACCAAGTTAGACGCTCAATCAATTTTTGATAAATTCCATTAGTTTGTCCCCAACGAGTACTAACAAAAAATACAATTGCATCTGCTTCAAATAATGGTTTGGTTATTTCCCACAACTCGTCATCTTTGTTATTAAAGCTGCACCAACATCTATGATTGCCTGTTGGATTTTTCTTATCATCTTTTAATTTAGCAGCTTTTACACCGCAATTATTTCCTTCGTGTTTACTTACATTGCCTTCGCAGTCGTATATTTTTAATTTACTAGCGTCTATTACCGTGGCATTGCCCAACTGCTCCGATATATATTCTGCCAAAATTGTACTTTTTGCTTTTTGTTTATCTCCAACCCAACGATTGCTGGTAGTAATAAATAACACTTTATTTTTATTCTTTAAATGGTTTATTAATTTATCAACCTCAGAAACCATGTTCTTTGATTCATTTAAATTAAAATGTTCAAACAATAGTTTTTTGTGTTTTAAAAGTGTATCTTCAAATGTATTCATTTTCTTTTACAGTCATCTTCTTATCATATATAGTTGATATACTATCTTTGATTTTATCAAGATATCCATATGCACGTAATATCTTAAATACTATATTTTCTTCACTAAGTTCACCGCCTTTGTCTAAGCCAGATTGACGATATTTATAAAGTTTTTCAAGTAGCTTCTTTAGCGCAACCTCGTCGTGTTTTTTAACAAGAGTATTTATCTTGCCCTTATACTCATTATATTTCTTTTTTATAAGTTCTTTGTTAAACTTTGGACTTTCTTTAACCGGTTCTTTTAGCCATTTGTGATTTAACACACTATACTCGCTGGCAGATGTGGGTATATGTGCCTTGTCTTGAACATATATTTCAACATCATGACCTTTCATAGTGATGCTGTGTTTGTTGTTCCAACCCACTTTAATCGCATCAAAAAGGGTTTGAGCATCTTCCGCTGACATATCTAACTTTTTATAATCTGTAATAACATGTAAATCTATATCTGAATAGTTTGTCCAATTATAATTAGTAGCACTGCCGATGATAACAATATCTTCAACTTTGATAGATATGTTGTTATTGTCTTTAAGTTCTTTTACAAAATCTTGCGCGACCTTTAATAGTCCATTTCGCACTTCATTATCTAGCTTTGCTCCATCTTCATTTACAACCCAAAGTTTTGGGCAGAGTGTGTTATGATATAATGGATAGCTTTTCATTTTATCTGCCACCTCTGGCGTTTACCATATCTTTCCATTTGATAACTTCATTGCGAACAACTTCGGCAATATCTTCAATATATTGATGGGTTGCTACGTCCGATGATGTTAAATCAACATGACGACTTTCTATGATGTTATCTTTTATTAATGCTTCGGCAAATGCACGAGAAGCATATTCTAACTTTTTCAAGTCGGCTACTTCAACGTTCTCTGAAAGCAGTGATGTTAGTTTGATATGGTTCATTCTGGTAAAAATTTCTTTAGTTGAGATATAGAACTTGCTGCACCTGTATGTAATATAGCAACACGGTGTAATGCTGAATTGTCCCAAGCATCAATATTTTGTTGCATATCATCAACAAGCACATGAGTAACGCGGCCGGGTATATCTAGGATATATTCTGGCTTTCTTGGACCAGATCGAGCAATAATTACTTTTACATTTGGATCAATATGCTTACGAATCCAAGCAGTTTTTTGTTCTGTAATATCAGTTCCTTGACCGGCACTTAAAATAACAGGAGCTGGATTCTTGAAGTTGTCTCTGATAAAGTCCCAAAGAACTTTAGCATCTGGATTTGGTTCAAGATTAATCCAAAAGTTTGGAACGGCATCAATAAGCTGCCAAAATCTTTTTTGAGCTGCTTTCTTGTTTCCTTTGAATTCTGGAAGATCGTAAATTTCTTCTGGCAATAAACCACCAGAAATTTCCTTAAATCCTTTGTCCATATTTACGAGGACTCCATCCATGTCCACATAGACTTGTACTTGCAATGGGTTCTTT